ACAAACATTGATTCAGCAGATATCATGACACATAACGGAACGACTTGGAAAGGATATGCAACTGTATATACATTAACTGATCCAAATGGTCCTCAATTTTCAGCAACAGCACCAACTACACAATCAGATGGTACTGGTCTTGTTGATAATGACTTATGGATTGATACAAGCGATTTAGAAAATTATCCAAAACTTTACAAATATAACACTTCAGCAACATTAAGTTCAACTAATACATCTAATAATGTAGCAGTTACAACAACTGGTGCGGCGTGGGTACTAGTAGACAAAGCAGATCAAACAACAGAAGATGGTATTGTTTTTGCAGATGCTAGATGGCAAACAAGTACAGAAAAAAATGCAAATAATAGTACACAGGCGGGAACAGCATCTTCAATTAAAAATTTATTAAGTGATAATTTCTTAGATCCAGATGCTCCAAATCCAGCTTTATATCCACAAGGTATAATGTTATGGAATACAAGACGTTCTGGTTACAATGTTAAGGAATACAAAAACAGCTATATAACAACTACAAAATATCCAAGTTCAGGATCAAATGGATTAGGTAACATTAGATACAACAACGAATCAGTTGCAGGTTACTTTCCTGATAGATGGATTACAAAATCAACTAACAAACCTGATGGCTCTGGATGTTTTGGAAGAAAAGCACAAAGACAAGTTGTTATAAAACAATTAAAATCTGAAATAGATACTAACCAAGCAATAAGAGAAGATCAAAGAGGATTTAACGTAATTGCTTGTCCTGGTTATCCAGAAGCGATACAAAATATGATCAACTTAAACATTGATCGAAACTATACAGCATTTGTAATTGGTGATTCTCCAATGAGATTAGAAGGTACAGCAACAGCAATTCAAGATTGGGCAAATAATACTGCAGGAGCTACTGATAACGGTGAAGACGGATTAATAAGTGCAAGTGATTACTTGGGTGTATTTTATCCATCAGGATATAGTACAGACAATTCAGGTAACAAAATTGTTGTCCCATCATCACATATGATGATTAGAACATTAGCGAACAACGATAATCTTTCATATCCATGGTTTGCACCAGCAGGTACAAGACGTGGTGTAGTAGACAATGCAACAGCAGTTGGATATATTGACACAAGTTCAGGTGAATTTAAAACAATATCTGTTACAGAGTCAATAAGAGATTCGATGCATACAGTCAAAGTTAATCCAATTACTTTCTTCTCAGGAGCAGGAATTGTTAACTTTGGTAACTTAACAAAAACATCAGCAAGTTCGGCATTAGATAGAATCAATGTTTCTAGATTAGCAGTGTATCTAAGAAGTCAATTAGACGCAATTGCTAAACCATTTATTTTTGAACCAAATGATGAATTAACTAGAAACGAAATTAAAGGTGCAATCGAATCATTCTGTTTAGAACTAGTTGGACAAAGAGCATTATATGACTTCTTAGTAGTTTGTGATGAAACAAATAACACAGCAACAAGAATAGACAGAAACGAATTGTATGTTGATATAGCAATTGAACCAGTTAAATCAGTTGAATTTATTTACATACCTTTAAGAATCAAAAACACAGGAGAAATAGCAAAATTAGGGAACTAATTTTTGGATAAATATTAGGAGATAAAAATTATGGCAATATCAACACTTTCAAAATTTACAGTACCTTTAGCAAACGATCAAAGTTCAGCATCACAAGGCTTATTGATGCCAAAACTACAATATCGTTTTAGATGTATCCTAGAAAATTTTGGAGTATCAACACCAAGATCAGAAATTACAAAACAAGTAATGGATGTTACAAGACCAAACTTAACTTTTGATAACGTAACATTAGATGTTTACAACTCAAGAGTTTATATGGCAGGTAAACACGTTTGGGATCCAATTACAATTACAATAAGAGATGACGTTAATAATTCAGTTACTAAACTTGTTGGCGAACAAATTCAAAAACAATTTGATTTCTTTGAACAATCAAGTGCGGCATCTGGTATTGATTACAAATTTACAACTAGAATTGAAATGCTTGACGGTGGAGGTGGATCATCTACACCAAACGTATTAGAAACATTTGAATTATATGGTGCGTATGTTGAAAACGTAAACTATAATACACTAGCATATGCAACTTCTGATCCAGCAACAATTACAATGTCTATAAGATACGACAACTGTATACAAACACCACAAGGTACAGGAATTGGTACAGCAGTATCAAGAACAATCGGTACACTAGCAACAGGTGGTGGACAATAAAATTTAACTTGCAATTATAATGAAAGAAGCGCCTTTAACGGCGCTTTTTTTATGGCTATAAATACAAGGGTATGCCAAGTATTAATAGTTTTCTTAAAGGATTTCAAGACGGCCTTCCAGGAATGAAGGATTTCCGTCATGCTTCACGATTATATATTGACGATCATTTTAAACTTGCACCAAAACAAAAATTTCTCTTTCATGTAGTATTAACACTTAATGACGTTGTAACTCAAAGAAAATTTACTCCTAATGAATTAATAGAATTGAATATGCTAGTAAAAAGCTGTGAACTTCCTCGTTACAATATGAACATAGAGGAAAAAACTCAATATAATAAAAAAATGTATACAGCAACACGTATCGCATATGATCCTATAAACATTACATTTCATGATGATCATGCTGATACTGTAAATGCTTTTTGGAAAAAATATTATGAATATAATGTTGCAGATTCAGTACATCTTAATGAAGAACTTGCAGAAAAATATGCTAAAGATGATTATTATACAACAAATAGAAAAACTACAAAGTGGGGTTTAGATACTCCTAAACAAAGTAAACTTCCATTTATAAAAAATATTGAAATTTTTGTATTACACAAACAAAGATTTACATCATTTAGATTGATTAATCCTGTTATTGGTTCATTTAATCATGACAATTTAGACCAAGCAGATGGAACTGGTATTATGCAAAATACAATGCAAGTTTTATATGAAACTGTAAGATACAAAGCAGGAGTGGTTGGAAAATCGGCAATAACAGGATGGGCTACATTACACTATGATAATGAGCCTTCACCTTTAAGTGTATTAGGTAAAGGTACAAATTCTCTTTTTGGTCCTGGGGGTGTTGTGGATGGCATTGGTTCTGTAATAGGTATGGCTAGAGAAGGAAATATTTTAGGTGCAATTATTGGTGCGTCAAACACATATAATAATGCTAAAAAAATGAAAAAATCAGCGGTCAAAGAAGAATTAAAAGGAATTGTTAAAGAAGGTGTTTTAGAAGTTGGCAAACAAGCAGGTACAATTACAAATCCTGTTGGTTCTTTTGCAGTTGGCGCCGTGGCGGCAACAGCACTAACTCTTGCAACTGCAAAAGGTACAGTCGATAATAAAAATCGACAAAATACAACAGTAATATCGGCTCCACAATTAGATACTGTAAATTTTCTTACACCAGATGAATCTTATACTCTTATAACAACAAACACAACCGTAAGAGATGCAATCGCGGCAGGTATATATTATAAAGACATTGGTTCTCGAAAAGGTTTAACAGTAGCAGAAAGTGACATAGAATATTCAGGCTCTCTTGATACAACAAAAACAGTATATAGAGCTAAAGCAAATACAGATATTCGTAAACTTGTAACAGAAGGATATATAAAAATTAATAGAGATACACAAAACGTATCTATTATAACTGAAAAGGCAAACTTATAATGGCAAATTCTTATACAAACCTACCTCCTAAAGATAAAAATCAGTTAGATAAAACAATTGAAAAATTAACTACATCAAATTATCAAGAAGAATTTCAATTTAACGTTGGTGAATATGACGCGGCAATTGCCTTTTTTGTTAAAAGAGGATTTTCAAGAAGTGCGGCCGAAACAACTGCTTATATAATTTTACAACAAGCAAAAATAGATTCGGTAAGTCCTCAACAAATTTTAGATCAACTTACAGTCTCCTCTCCAGCTCAACTTTCTGAATTAATAACAATTATATTAAATGCCAATAGATATAAATCAAGTAGATTAGGAGTAAGGCAAACTCGTACAACGAAAGATACTGTGTCTAGAAACATTCTAGACTAATGATACCAAGATTTGCTAAAGGAAAATTTTCATTAAAAAATCCAGAAAAATATGTTGGACTAAAAACGCCAACTTATAGAAGTAGTTGGGAACACGGATTTATGAGATTATGTGATGAACATCCTAACGTATATAAATGGGCTAGTGAATCAATAAAAATACCTTATAGGCACCCATTAACAGGCAAGTATACAATCTATGTACCTGATTTTTTCATTGTTTACATGGACAAAGAAGGGCGTAAACACGCCGAAATGGTTGAAGTTAAGCCATTGTCCCAGACTTCTCTAGAATCTGCTGGTAAAAGTATGGGCAAAAAGAAACAAGTTATAATTAATCGTGCTAAATGGGAGGCCGCTTCTGCCTATGCTCGACAAAATAAAATGATATTTAGAGTAGTATCAGAAGACCAATTATTCCATCAAGGTACACGTAAATAATCAAAATGACTAAAAAGTTAGAAGACATATTAAATTTACCAAACGTTAAAGAAGCATTTGCTAAAGTAGATGCAAAAGAAAAAGAAAAAGAAACTAAACAAATAAATGGTACTGTACCTAAAAATGTCGATCCAATTACTGCAAAAAATTTAGAAAAAACATATGCTGAATTTGATAAAATTGCGGCCTCATTACCTCAAGTAAAAGGACTAGGAGAACTGTCAGATTTAGAATTAGATAAATTAGCAACCGAGGCAGAAGAATCATATAAGAATTTAATGGACTTGGGTATGAACGTAGACTCACGTTATTCAGGACGTATTTTTGAGGTTGCAAGTACTATGTTACGTAATGCCATAGATGCAAAAGGCGCTAAAATAGACAAAAAACTAAAAATGGTGGAATTACAACTTAAAAAGCTAAAAATAGACAAAACAGGTAAAGACGACTTGGGTACTATTGAAGAAAGTGACGGATTTGTTATATCAGATCGTAACGAATTAATGAAGAAGTTGCTTAAAACAGATGACGCCAAGAGTGAAGATAAAGACTAAATAGTACTAATATGAGCACGTTTACAAAATATCTAACAGAATCAGTTAAGACCTATGAATATAAAATCAAAATAGCGGGTGATATTGAAAAAGGCTTCGCTAATCGTTTGGAAACTGCTTGTCAAAAATTTGAAATACAAAAATTATCAGCAGGAAAGAAAACTCCAATACAATCGCTACCTTTAGACTTTCCAACAATAAAAAATGAATCTGTTACAATTTTCGATCTTCAAACTTCTTATCCAGTTGCAGTAAATGAATTAAGAGAATATATTGCTGATTATATGAGAATTTCTCCAGCTTGTGTAGTTGTAAGAAAACCAGGAGAACCATCAGAAGAATATCAAGAAACAATTGCAAATGCAACTAAATCAGAATACAAAAATAAACTTCATGACATAGAATATAAAGACGCACCTAAAGTAAATGCAGAAGATTTTCATTCTACGAAAGCAAACATGAGTTTGTTAAAAGAATTATTAAAAGACAGAGATCTTAATAAGGAAGAAACTCCAAAAGAAAAAGAAAATATTACAACTAAAGAAGACTCACCAGCAGATTCTCCATTTACAAAAACAACAAATCCACATCCGGATCCAAAGAGAAAATAATTATGCCTTGTAATAATCCAAATTGTCAGTGTGAAAATTGTACTTGTGAAAATTGTACTTGCAGAGAATAAATTATGGAAATGGTTGACGTTTTACAAAAACTAAAAGAAATTACTAACAAATCTCCAGAAGTTGCAAAAGCAATTAAAAGTGTAGAATCAACAACTAATCCAAAAACCGAAGTTGCACCTCCAGGAAGAGAAAAACAAGTAAAAGCATTAAAAGGAAAAGTAGACAATCCTTATGCAGTTGCTTGGTCATCTTATAATAAATCTAAAGGCAAAAAAGAATCAATAAAAGAAGGCGGAATGTCAGACGTACATATTGGTGCACAAGAAAAAGTTGGTGAATATGTTGATCAAGACGGCAATCTTTCGGCACCTAAACAAGATGTATTACAATCATTAGAACAACAAAGAGCATCAGCTCCTTTTCCAGAATCATATGAAATTGAAACTGCAATAAAAATGGTACAAGATGATTTTGATGACAACGGTCAAGCAAAAGCAGAATATGAACCTGATCCAGAAGACAATATTCCACACGATGTAGATACACAAATGAATATGGACGCACCAGCAGAAGAACAACCAATAAAAGAAGCACCAAATCCTAAAAGAGAAGCTATACAAACTCTTGAAGCATTAAGAGATATGGTTATGGAATTACCTATATCCGATGATGCTAAAACTTCGGCCCATACAGCATTAGATCAAGTGTCAGACGATATCATGATGGACACAGCTACTGATGAAGAAGCAACTGCAGAAGAACCAAAAATTGAAGAAGATACTCTTAATATAAATGGAATGACAACTGAAGAAGATGTTATTAGCATGATTCAAGATACTATAAGTGCTGGAAAAGGTGACGATGCAAAAGATTACCTAGAACAGTTTAAACAGTATCTATTTGTAAAATCAGGTGGACGAGCGGAGTCAAAAGAACTAAATACAGAAACAATGAAAAAAGAAGATAAAAAACCCCTTAAAGAAGCAATTACAATGTCTGCAGACACACCTCAAGAAGCAGGTATGTTAATGCAAATTTTAAAACTTGCAGGTGTACAACAAGTAACACCTGATATGATTGGTGCAGAAGAACCAACAGCAGATGTACCAACTAATGATGCCGATCACGATCATAACAACGACGGCGAACAAGATCACGCACCACAAGATTGTAATGTTTGCTCTGGTGACGATGCAATTGGCTCACAAGGAATGGGTAATATGAGAGATATAATCTCTAAAAATGATAATGATGAACAAGCAGAAGAAACTTGGGATAATGCACCAGATGAAAAAGTTGACGACCTTGACACATTAGTGAACGTTCATTCAGGTGGCTTAAACAAACAAAAACAACAAGTAAGAAAAGAATATCCAGGTGACAATCCACTTGCCGCCGAAGATAAAATTAGCGAAGAAGATTTAGCCAATAGTTTAAGAACACAATACGAAGGCTTTAAA